TTGTTGTCTTAATTTTGAAATCTCAGAAATTAACTTTTCTTCATTTTCGCGTTGTTCATTTATTTTTGCCAATAAAGATTGAAGTTCAAAATTGGATACTGTCATGGGAGACTCTTTCACTTGCGCACTTTCCTCTTCAGTGAACTGATTGCTAGAAACTACGGCGTTTGTTTCAGTTGAAGGTGTTGGTATATGTAACTGACGATCCTTCAATTGTTCTTGAATCAATGCGTCTAGATTATCGGCTTCAAGCGGACTATCTTGTGCATCATCACTGAAATCCAAGTTCTCAGGCTTTTTATTGTTTAAAAGAGAAGTAAATTCATTTTGCTTTTTTTCATAATCAGAATTAAACTGGTCACGTCTCATGTTCGAAATGTCTTCACGCGTTTCAATCTTGTTCTTCATATTTTCAATTTCTCGTTTTATATTGGAAAGAAGTGTATTTGTGATAGAAGCATCTCCGTTTGTTTGTAGTATATGTGTCTTATAATTTTCAATATTTGTTTCAAAGATTGATTTCACTTTCTCGTATTCGGAGTTCTCTAAATTTTCAAATATTTGTTTTTGTGAACATAAATCCCACATTTTCTTTTTGAATGATGTCATAAAATTATCATATGAGTCTTTATTCATTATATTTTATTGAAATAAATAGTTCTAAAATTTTTAACTAAATTATCTCGTATAATAGTTTTCTTAAAATAGTCAACATTGTGTTTTTTAGTCAATAACGAAATAATAAAATACAAACAATACATTCCACACTCTGTGTTGTGTATTTGATGTTGAATATTAGCATTATTGTCAATAATGAGCGAAATACCCAATTGATTTGCCTGTTTCTGAATTTTATGAATCAATGATTCAATTTCCTTCGGAACTTCATTTCCCGCCGAATCAAAATAAAAAAGTTTCTTCGATGGAATATCCAAAAACATGGATACCCAATGTGATCCGTCTTGATAATGTTTATCTAAATTAAAAACCATACCAACTCTCTTTGTACCATTGGAAATATGCTGTTTTAAATCAAAATGACATAGTTCTGGCCAAACACATGTACTCTTCTGATCCATATCCAAAACATTGACACTGTCAAAATCTATTGGTGATGGACCTAAAAAGACAAAATCCGGGTATTTTTCTTCGTATTGTTTCAAAACATCTGATATTTCAATACTGGATAACCATTCACTTGAATTTTTTTTCCATGATTCCGGCATCTTGGGGACAAATAGATTATTTTTTAACTGTTGCTTCTCTTTTGTACTTGTTAATACAGAATCAATCCAACACATTTCATGATTACAGCTATCAGACATGTGATTTTTTATTTCTTTCCATATATTTTCTTTTTTTCTTGACTTTATTTTACAGTCGGGGTGTCTTTTGTTCCATATTCTTTTCAACAATAATAGTGTGTCCAAATCTAGACAACTTGTCTTCTTGAAGCTTTTATTTTTAGGATGACATTTCAATGATTTGAATTGTTTTTTACTTTTATTTTTGGTATATTGAGATACAATTTCTTCCATAAACTAATATATCTCAATATAAAAATCTCTTACAAGTTTTTCACGTTATATCTTGTATGATTGAAAAAAGTGTTCGGTGCTAAATTGCATTTTTTGTTGTCCGTGCCTCTCACTTTGTGCGGCAATTTGTAAAGTTTTGGTTCTTGATTATTTTCATAGTTTTTCTCCAAAAACAAATCAGACTTTGCGTTGGGTATGTAGTTTGGTCCATCATGTTTTGTAAGAGGTTGAAACTGATTTTTCAAAGTAGATTCCGTATCAATGTTATCCAAAAAGTGACTAATAGGCGCCTTTGAATTTCCAGGATAAAATACTTTACGATTGTCATATTTTTCATAGTGAACTAGAGGTTCAGAGTCATCGCTCACATATTGATTTTCTAATGGAAAGTTCAAGAGAGTGTACTTTGTGGAAAGTGGACGCGGATCAAAATTGGGTTGAAGACCACTAGATGGAAAATGCCTCTTGTTTATTTTTGTATTTAATTCGTTGTCATAATCGTAATTACACAAATAACTTTTACTCATTTATAATATAGTAAAATAAATTAAATACATGAAAAAATATTATTAATAAGAAGAGTAGTTCATGTGTGGAATATTTGGACTTGTTTTGAAAAATGAATACGATGTTCAAAGCGACGTAAAAGACAGATATGCGATCAAGAAACATTTCAAATATGGCGAGAAGCGTGGTCCGGAATATTCAATTATTGAAAACATTAATACACAGATTATATGGGGATTTCATCGCCTCTGTATCAACGGATTAGATGAAATATCAAACCAGCCAATCAAAACTGATAATTGTTATATGATGTGCAATGGCGAGATTTACAACTATAAACAGTTGATTGAGAAATTCAGTCTCAACATGAAGACAAATAGCGACTGTGAAGTGATTGTAAAACTCTATGAAATAGTTGGACCCAGTTTTGTGAATTTGCTTGACGGTGTTTTTTCATTCATGATATATGATGCTTCTCTGAATAGGATTATCGTTGGGCGCGATCCGTATGGTGTTCGTCCGCTGTATATATGCCATTATGAAAATGAAAATATTGGATTTTCATCTGATCTAATGCCACTCATGTTTGATGAGAATATTTCTCACATGAAACAGTGTGAACCCGGAACCTATTTGATTTATGATTACAAAGTTGAGAAATATACACTAACTCTTCAAGAACGATATTTTTTCAATATTTCTTACATGAATGAGTATCAAAAACCAGTTGAATTTTATATGTTTCATCTTGTCCAGAAACTGAAAGAGGCTGTACGAAAGAGGGTGGACAATTGCGAGCGAGATGTGGCTTCACTGTTATCAGGAGGACTTGATAGTAGCCTTATTTCGGCACTCGTGTGTCACGAATATTTCGAGAAAACTGGAACAAGGCTGAAGACATATAGCATCGGTTTGGAGGGGGGCGTGGATTTGAAATATTCAAAAATAGTAGCGAAACACATTAAAAGTGAACATACCACAATTATTGTTTCTGAAGAAGATTTTATTTCTTCCATTGAAAATGTGATTTACGATATAGAAAGTTATGATACAACAACAGTGCGGGCCAGCGTTGGTAATTGGAATGTAGCAAAATATATCAAACAACATAGCGACGCGAAGGTTATTTTCAACGGCGATGGTGCAGATGAACTAATGGGTGGATATATGTATTTTCACTGCGCTCGCACAAATGACGAATTTCACAATGAAACGCTGCGCTTGCTGTCTGATATTAGTAAATTTGATGTATTGCGTTCAGATAAGTCTATTTCTAGTCATGGTTTAGAACCTCGAACGCCATTTCTAGACAAGGAATTCACTAAATTCTACATTAGCATCCCGATTGAATACCGCAATCATAATCAATTTGGAAATTGTGAAAAATATCTAATTCGCAAATCATTTGAAATATATTGTCCAGAACTATTACCAAAAGAAGTATTGTGGAGAAAAAAAGAGGCGTTTAGTGATGGGGTCAGCAGTCAAAAAAAGGCGTGGTATCAAATTATACAAGAAAATGATATTATCAAAACATCATTGTCGCGTTCATATGAGCATAACAATCCCCAAACTTGTGAACAGGAATATTACCGTAATATATTTGACAAATATTACAAGGGCTGTGACAAATTGATACCATATTTCTGGATGCCTAAATTTATTGAAGGTGTAAGTGACGCAAGTGCACGGACATTAGATGTTTACAAGTACAAAAAGTAGCCTTTGGAAGATGTAAATTATTTTGTAAGAAAACAAAAATTGTTTAGTAAATTGAAGATATAAAGAGAATTGAATTCGTGTATTTTGATCGGAATATTTTGGGTTGTTGTTTTGTTTTTATAAATACTTTTAAGATATTTATAGATTAGTTTTTTGCTCAGTTTGCTATAAACTTTGTAGTTCATTTTTTTGATTATTTCATCCTGAGTATAATAGAACTTGTATGTGTCGCATTCAATGAAATATATAGTAATTCTGGAATTTTGTGTTTCATATTTGTAGTTTTTATTGTCGATAAAGCATATCTGAGTTTCAACTTTGTCGAATATATTTTGAATTTTCATTAAGGGTTCAAGATACTTTGTCTTTGTTTTTGAAAAGACAATGTGATCAAATAATGGTGATGTTTTCTTATTGCCAACTGTAGTAATTGAGATTTGTTCTTCTATGAATGACAAAACCATTTCAACAAATGTTTCATTTTTGTTTTTGGTATATAGAATAAGGTTCTGAATAATATTCTTTTCTTTCAATTCGGAAATAAATTTAAGTATTTCAAATATTTTAGGACGAAATGAAAGAGTGTAAATATCGAGTAAAATGTTGACATCTTGTTGATTCATTTTGCGATGATATGTCTTCTCAATGATATTGATTAAATAGATAATTTGAGAAAAATACCCAATGGTATTATCAAAATCTATTATGATTGATTTTTTCATAATAAATTTTATACTTATATATTAGGGATAATTTAAGCATGTCTAAAATTTTAACTATTGGTGAGAACAAGGACTTTCTGAAATATCACAATAAATCAATTCCAAACACAATACACAAGATTAAGAAAAAGGCGCTCAAATTAATGATCAAGACCATGTGTAAAACGAACTGTGATATAAACAACAACTACAAACATTTTTTATCTATATTACATAGGAAAAAAATGATTTCTCCCAATAACAAATGCGTGCATTGTAATACATCAAAAATGTATATAAAACATAAAAAATGTTTCGATATTAAACAAACTAGAAATGTTCTCTTCAATTATCACTTTTGAATATAGTCCACAATTTTAATTAATAACTCTTCTTGATAGTTTATTTTTTGAAAGATGATTGTCTTATTCAAACTCAATGTAAATAACTGATTTCGGTTATTTTTGCATATTAAATTAATGTCGTCAATTCCGGGTTGAACGTCAATTAATATTCCACCATTTGTAAGTTTCAAATTTTCAATATTTTTCAAGTTAAACCATCTTATATAAGATCCTAACTTGATTTCGTCAAGTTCATCTACATATCTATATTTACTTAATACCTTGTGATATTTCAAGAGTTCTTCTCTTGACAGGTATAACTTCTGAAGAATATTATTTTTCATTTCTTTGATTTTGCTGCTATTAAGATGGAGCAGGTTCTTGTTGTCTAATTCTTGAATAATCTGTTCCATCGTAGCATCAATACTCTCATTTGTCTTTTCTTTGACAATTTCATTCATATATAATTATACAGTTTAGTTATATATAAACTATTTTTTGAAATGATTAATAATTTGCGGGAAGAGGTTCAAATCCTTCGAACCCACTTCCTTGTAGACCTCCGCCCATTGAACTCGACATGCCCGATAACTCTTCAATTGTAGTCGTCTGCATTTTGGCACATTGCATCGGTTCTTGAATTTGTGGTGGCGTGAAACTTCCTTGAGCCTCTTTCTTTTCTTTTGCTTCTTTTTCTTCATTGTCCTCGTAAGGTTCTTTGATTAAGCCGAGCATTCCCAATAATCTGTCGAACAGAACATTGAGTTTCTCACTTATCTTTGTATCTAAAGTAAACATTAAAAATAAAAGAGGAAGCATTCCGGAGAGTAAACTGAAGTTCTCGTAGTTCACTTGCGAATATGTCGGGAAATACAAAACAAGTTTATGGATGAAAAAGAATGCCACCAATATAACAATCAACTGAATGAGAACCTCAAAGACAAGCTCGCTAGTTGGTTTCAAGGGGTTGTTCACTGGCATGTACATTTTCATTAATTTCAACACAGCAAGTAATGGTACAACAGCAATACCACAATATTGAACAAGATTCATGAGTTGAGCTTTCTCAGTTGCAGAAAAGGATGTCATGTAATCCACAAAGGATTTGTCATTATCACTACCACCGATCTGTATTTGTTCTACCGTTTCAAAATTGGTTTCACTTTCGTCGTAATCAGCCATAATTAATATAAGCAGAGAATAAAAATATATTTAAAAACAATCTTATACTACTAATTAAGATAATCCGAGCAATCAATGCTGAAAAATTTGATTCAGCAGCAAAAAATTCACCCAGAGGAGCAATACTTGAGCTTGATTCGCGAGTTGTTAGAAGAAGGAAACATTGAAAAAGGAAGAAATGGCAACACTTATTGTAATATTGGAAGTGCAATGTATTTCTCACTGGAAAATAATACAATTCCTATATTGACGACTAAAAAAGTGGCTGTGAAAACCTGTCTTAAAGAGTTGTTATGGTTTATTCAAGGACATACAAATAATGAGTTGTTGAAAAAACAAGGCGTTCATATATGGGATGACAACGCAAGCAAAGAATTTCTGGAATCACGCAATTTAAACTATAGTGAAGGAGATTTGGGTCCGGTTTATGGACATCAATGGAGATTCTTCAATGCTACATATAAGGATTGTCATGAAGACTACAGTGGTCAAGGCATTGATCAATTGCAAACCATTATTAATGACCTTAAAGATCCAGAGAAAAGATATTCTCGGCGACATGTTATCAGTGCTTGGAATCCGTGTCAGATTGATGAAATGGCGCTTCCACCTTGTCATGTTTTGTTTCAATTTCATGTGACAAGGAAAAATAAATTGTCTTGTACTCTTTATCAAAGAAGTGGTGATGTTGGATTAGGTGTCCCTTTTAATATATTGTCTTATTCTGCGCTAACGTGCTTGATTGCCAAACATTGTGGTTTGGAGCCGTATGAATTCATCTATTATTTGGGTAATACACATATTTACGAAGAACATGCAGACAGTTTAAAGGAGCAAATCAAGAGAGAACCGTTTGAGTTTCCTAAACTAACAATTAAAAATGTCAAGGAGGACATCAATGACTATGAGCTAGGAGATTTTGTGATCACAGATTACAAATATCATGAAAAAATTAAAATGAAAATGAATGCCTAATAAAAAGTGATATTCTAAAAATATAATTTAAACAAAAACTAATAATGAATAAATATTATGTCTGGAGCACGTGCGTTGGCTTCTGCTAGACGTAGACGAGCCGAACCTCAGGCTAGCGCCCCTGTTAGTTCGTCGTCCAAAATGACCACTAACATGACACCAATTCAAGAAGAAACAGTTGAACAAAAACCGAAAATGAGTCCGGCGATGATGTTGATTTCTCACAACAAAATTATTGAAAATCTTCAGACTGTAGTTGAGAATTTGAATACTAAACTTGATCAACAAGAGAAGAATATGAAAAAGATGATAGAAGACAATATGAATAATAAAGTTGACGATAACAATCTTGAATTTTACAAGAACAAGATAATGACAATAGACAACAGTCTGGAAGAAATCAAAAAGCATACCTTGAAAGTTCAAACATTTTCTATGGAGACGAATTTGCAAATGGTTGAATTAAAAAAGAGATTGAATAAATATGAAAAAAAAGAGCAGGATAAACAAGACAAACAACGCGAACAAATTATCGAACATATCAATAAGGTTTCTACGATTTTGACTAAAATTAATTACGAAGTAGAACAAAGTAAAGAGGTCCAAAACATTCAAAACAGCACTCTTGTTGATATACTACAAGGTATGAATAATAATATCACCAGCGAAAATGTTATAGAAGAGGTGGAAGCAGAGGCAGAGGAGCAAGAAGAAGCAGAAGAAGACGAAGTCGTTGAAGAGGCTGAAGAAGTCGCAGTCGTTGAAGAAGGTGATGAAGAAGTCGGAGTTGTTGAAGAAGGTGATGAAGAAGTCGGAGTTGTTGAAGAGGCTGAAGAAATCGGAGTTGTTGAAGAAGATGATGAAGAAGTCGCAGTCGTTGAAGACGAAGAAGACGGGGGCGACGAAGAGGGAGAAGAATCGACCAAATTAAATTTTTCATGAAACTTCAATTAGAATAAAATTGATTTAAAATGCAACCGTCATTGTAAGATAAATATTAGTAACACAACAATCATGTTGTTCACTCTTGAAAAGAACAAAAAGGTTGCCACTCTTATTGAATTGTTCAAGGTCATTAAAGGTTTGAACAATTTCTGCAAAATGTATTGTAAATCAGATGAATTATTCATTCAAATCATGGACGATTCTCATGTTAGTCTACTTGAAGTAAAAATCAAAAAGGAGTGGTTTTCAACTTATGAAAGCGAAGACGAGATCGTTTCATTCAACTCTAAAATACTTACCACAATTATGGGTCTACATACTTTAGATAGTATTGTAACTTTTGAAACGACATCCGAATATCTCAATATTACATTTGAACAAAAAGACAAAACTGAAAAATCATTTCAAATCAATCTGATTGATCTTGATAGTGACCTGATGGAATCGCAAGAAATAGAGCATAGTTTGGAATTTTCAATCAACGCAAGAAAACTGGATCAATATTTCAATGAATTGCAATCATTCGGCGATACATTGGAACTCGTTCACATTCATGATACGATTTACATGAGATCTCAGGGTGACGAAGGAAAATACATGTTGAAAATAACAGACGACTTACTAGATGACTTGATTGTTGAAGAAGAACTCCAATTAGTATGCAAAGTTCCATTAAGATATACGTCATTGGTGACAAAACTTTACTCTGTTTTCAAAAAGATAACTGTAAATGTGAGCGAAGACGCGCCATTCACATTGAAAATATTTCCGTTTGAGGATGAAGAAAAGGATCAACTGGAAATAAAATTCTTTATTGCGCCAAAGGTTGACGATGAAAGCGAATTTGATTTCTCAGAATTTGAAGAAAACAACGAAAAATCTTCAGGAAGCGTCGAAGAAGAGTTGGATAAATATGAAAATGAAGTTATAGAGAATTAAATACATTTAAATATAGATTGTTAAATATTCAATTAAATTAATTATGTTACTGGAGATATTCCTTGTGTTATTTATCTTTGTAATTTATTTTTTATTTTATGTTGAGTATAAAATCAATAAGCACAACAAAATATATGAATATGATAAAGAATTGACTCGTCAGAATATTAACAATGAAATATTGTTGAAAATGCCTTTTTACTTTGATGGAAGTCATTTGAACTCTTCCGTGAATATTAGCAATTATAAAATAAGAGAAAAAGACAAAACCAATAAATTCAAAGAATACAACATGGTAGAAAGTGAGTTGATATTATTGAAACCGTATATTAAGTCTTCTCTAACTGATACCTTGTATTCTATGAAAAAGGACGGACAACTAAAAATTCACACAAATGATGAAAGTATCAATTATTATTTTGTCAGAGATGGTTCTGCGGAAATGATTTTGATTCATCCAAAATTCAAAGACAATTTTGAAAATGCAGAAAAGGCAAATACAAAAGAGATAAAAGATTATATTGAAAACAATGATCACTTTCACAAGGTAAATTGTAGTAAAGGGACAATCACATTTGTTCCCAATGGTTGGATGGTTTATGTAAAAAATATTTCAACATCTGATTGTTTGATTGAAAAATTGACTTATTCTACTATTATTAATAAGTTTATGTTATATTTCAAAAAAAAAACTTAATAACAAGGAGAAGAAATAATAAATGTATAACAAAAATATATTATTGTTAAAAAACTTCCGCGACGATGTGGAAAATGTAGTAAAAAAGAATTTCATTAATGAAAGAACACCATTTTATTTCGTAAGTACAATATTTTTGTTTTCATCCATCGTGTTGAGTTTCATGTCCGCATTATACAGCAAAGAAAACTTCTCTGATTTCTTCCCCAATAAAGGTAAATATTACAACAAAGATATACATGACAACTCGGTAGTTGATAAAATATGCTGGTACTTTTCACAAATCACACACCACACGATTATTTTATTATTCTTTTATTTCTTTCTGGCACTTATTAATCGAAAATCAGAAGCATATTTCAAAATGATTGCTCCATTGGCACTAACGATTAGTGTTCTATATTTTTATTTTCTCTTCCCAAAACAACGTCTTAGTTTGCATCAATTGCCTTACTATAACTTTTTTTCTCATTTTATGATCATCTTTTTGGTTTTTGGTGAACTTATTTACATCAACAAATATACGTTTGAAGAAACAACTCATTGTTTTATTTTCATATTAACATGTCTATGTGCTATTTTCATTAATTTCTCTTTGAGGGGCGTCTGGTCTTATAATTTAGTCAAATTAGATCGGTTAAGTGGTTGGACTTTGGTATCGAAAACGACAATTATTATGTATTGTTTTAGTTTTCTCTTTTATTTGTGCAAATCATTCTTCCGAAACAACAATGATGAACGCGAAATATTCATGAAATCTCTCATGAAAAGTAAAATGTTCTTTACTGGAATGTTTGGTTTAATATTTTTTAATATATTTCTTTACATTGATAATAAGTGTAATAGGTCAACAAATATAAACAGTTCTTCACATAAGCAAGTATACAATCCTTAAACAAGATGGTATTCTCTGTTCTAAAAATGATCGGTATTTGCATGGCAGCATTCCCTTTTCAGAGCGCAATGGGATTCAATATGATGAGTCTAAAGTCGCTGAAGCCTAAGACAACAAGTTTTACCTTTAATGGAGACATTCCGCCGTTGGGATTTTTCGACCCTCTTCAAATTACTCAAAATGCCGATGAAGCTACTCTTAAATATCTACGAGAGGCAGAGCTTCACCATGGACGAATTGCAATGATTGCCAGTATTATGCTACCGTCTATTGATTATTTCAGTCCAGAACCCCAAGACCTTGCCATTGATTATTTCAGTAAGAATCACGGGGAGTTCAATATGCTCGGACTCGCTTACATGTCCATATTTGAGTTCGCACGAATGCTGACCCTCTATAAATCCCCTAATGAGCGCATTTTTGAACTGAAGGATAATGTTCAGCCTGGAATGATCAACACTTATGTTCCTTTTGATGAGAACATGTCCAATGTTGAACTATCGAATGGACGACTTGCTATGATTGGCGCGCTTGGATATATTGCGCAAGAACTAATTACACAGCAGAAAATCATTGGTTGACTTTAATTTCCGCTCAGAATAAATGAATGAATAAATAAAATTGATTAAATTGATAAATACATTTCTATTGATAATCATCATTAGCAATGTATTCTATTCCAGAAAATTTGCAAGAGTTCATTATTTTAAACTCCATCATACTAAAAAAAAATAATAACGGATGGGAGAAAGTCCATTCGCAGCTGAAGAATTCAAAAACTTATTTGAAACAGACGGATTATATTTATGACGGAACGATAAAATACGAAACAGCAATAAGAATGCCAAGTATTTGTTTATACGATGTATTTTCTATGGATGAACATGGTAACTATTTAGACGATATGTGTGACGAAATAATGTATTGGTAAATAATATGTATTTATAGTTCAATGAAATGTTATGTTTTAAAAACTATTATTCTAGGTGACTGTGGAGTTGGAAAAACAACAATGTTATATAGATACTACAATGGTACTTTTAATTCAGAAAATAATAGCACGGTTGGTGTAAATTTTGTATCAAAGTATGTCAAAACTTTAGGTAATGAGTTTTCGGATATTGTCAAATTGCAAATATGGGATACAGCTGGTCAGGAAAGATTTCGTTCAATTATTCGTTCTTACTATCATAATGTGTGTGGTTGTATTGTCGCTTATGACATTACAAACCGCAATAGTTTTGATAATTCAAATTATTGGATGAATGAAGTCCGGAAAAATAATCCAAATGTTTCAATCATTCTTGTTGGAACCAAACGGGATTTGGAACATGAACGACAAGTTGACTATGAAGAGGGCGTAAAACTGTCCAATTATTTTAAAGTGCCATTTTTTGAAATCACATCAAAACAATGCGTGAATAATGTCTTTGATAAATTAGTCGAACTTATCGCAGTTCATATCAAAATAACAGATAATGAAGATGATGAAACTGACAATGAAAATACTATTATGAAAGGCGTTGTTACGTTTGATAATTTTGAATTTGCTTACCAAGAACAGAGAAGGGTTGGATATTTGAATCGCATCTCATCCGCTTCGTCTCAGTTGCTGTGTTGTAATAATTAACTCAACTATATAAACATCTATTGACATATTATTGTATGTATAAATTTATAAGTAACGATAATTGCTATCAAGATTACGAAATTGTGGAAACACAAACCTTTCAAACGGTATCATTGTTTGAAAATAATTCAGTTGTAAAAACCTCCAAATTATTTTCAAACGACACATTTGATTATAATGAAAACAAAATACACATTGTACATTCGCACGTTCGTTCTTGTAAACACATTCCAGGAGTCGTTTCTTTGAATATAAGTTTTGGGAAATTCAAAGACAAAATGTTGTATTTGTGTAAACCAGACGATAAAAGAATTCCATTTTTTCTTGTTCCCTATAAGATTCCTTACAGTTTTGATAAATCTGTCAAAAAGATTTATATTACATTCAAATACGAAGAATGGGAAGAAAATATGCCGAGAGGTTCCATGTTACAAAATTTTGGTAATATAGAAGACGTAAACAATTATTATGAGTATATTTTGTACTGTAAATCTTTGAATGTTTCAATCCAACCTTTCACGAAAACTGCGAGAAAAAGACTAGAAGGTAATTCTAAGGAGCAGATCATTCAAAACATTCAGAACATGCACAATATTGAACAAATCACCAAAAAAGATGAATACATATTCACACTTGATGCAAACATATCAAATGATCACGATGATGCTATTTCATATCATTTCAAGGAACACAAAATTACTATTTATATTGCGAATGTTTCATTGATCATGGAATATCTCGATTTGTGGGATTCATTTACCGATCGCATCTCAACAATATATTTACCGGACAAAAAGCGCCCAATGATTCCACCAGTTTTGACCGAAACATTATTGAGCTTGGACGAAAAAGAACGGAGATTGTGCTATGCGTTGGATATTTATTACGATGAAGAAAATAGAATCATCAACCAGAAACTGAAACTCTGTGTAGCATATATAAGCAAGAATTACTCTCATGATCAAAAAGAGGATTATGAAAATAATAAATATTATAAAAAAATATCGGAAATATTGAAAATAAATAATTCAAAGGATATTGTCACGCATTTGATGATTCATTTCAACAAATATTTGGCAGATTATCTGTATTCTAAGAATATTGGCATTTATCGTCACTATCACAACTTGAATAGTCACAGTCACGCGCGTATTAAGAATGTCGACGACGATACAACCTCCGAGTTAAAAAAGGTCAATATTCCAAAGGCGATCTTGTTCCACATTTCAAATTTCAAAACCCATTCATCGAGATATTGTCTGTTGCACAATAATGATAAAGAATATGCCGAAAATGCTGGAGAAAACATTTTTGTTTCAAATGACTTGTATCTACAGGCATCTTCACCAATAAGAAGAATCGTAGACATAATAAATAATATTGCGCTATTGAGGGTTTTGCTCGGAGAAAGCGTTCATTTCAAAAAAGCCGACAAATTTTATGAGTTTTGGACAAGTCCACAACAACTGGAATACATCAATATTTCGTCAAGAACAATACGCAAGGTCCAGTCAAAATGTAAAATATATTCTCAGTACTTGTATAACAAGGAAAATAACATTACTCAAAATTATGAAGGATATGTTTTCGACAAATTGGAAAAACATGATGGTAAATTCCAATATATGGTATATTTACCGTCACTCAAATTAACAACCTATATTACCGTTCTACAAGACCTAGAAAATTATAGTTGTCATTTATTCCAACTTTTCGTGTTTATGAATCAAGAACAAGACAAAAATAAAATCAAACTACAGCTATGTTATGTATCTAAAAACAATGATTTGATGTAAATATCATTATTGTCAAAAGATGTTCTCAAATAATGTAGAAACAGTAGAAACTCATATTTCTGTTCTTCAATGTTTTCAATCTTGTAAATATTATTCAATTTCTCTTTGATAAAACTGTTGTATAGACGATGACTAGTATGATATATTATTTCATCTTTATTCATATTATTATTGTAAATACTTTCCCGATAAGAAATGGACGGTAAAATGTAAATATTGTTGCTACAGCCAACATCAAAATGGATATTTTCAAACAAGGAATGATCGTCAAATTCTTTTGGAATCAAATGATGATCTTCAATAAGACCCTTCTTGTGATAAGAGTATTTTATTTTTCTGCGTGCCTTTGTGCCGTATCTCAAAGGATCGTCATTCTTATCATAGTGAAGCGCAGAATATGAACCATTGATTTGAATAATTCCATTTATATTCTTGGTAATGGAATAGTAATAACTATTTTTGATGCTGAACAAAGTAGCGAAATATAGTTTGGGTATTTTCATAACATTTACTCTAATGTTATATTATTTTTGAAGCAAAATCATATTCCTTCGATTGTCTTTCTTTTGTTGTATAACATCACAAGTATTTCTTCTTTGATGTTGTTCAAGACCTCATCTCCATCGCGGTTCTGTAAATATTTCTGAAAAGATTCGATAATACTCGGATACTTCTCTTTGTATTCATCATACCAATTCTCCAAAACAAATTCATTATAGTCATACAAATCATCTATCTGCAATTTCTTGTCTTGTATTTGCCACGAATTGTCTTTGTAGACCATGAGATATTTACCCTTGATATTGGACAAATAAATATTCATATTTTCTGGTTTATTCGCATTGAAATGGACTTTCTCTATCAACGATTTTACGCATTTGTTACAGTCTTTGATACAACTGATGTAATCTATTGGTGTAAGATGGCTGTAATCCGTATCTGGATGGTTCAAAACCTGAATATTTATAGTATTATTGTTGTTTTGGATATTTCCTTGGTTGATATTCTGGATCTGAAGTTTATTTGTTAATTTGTCTATTTGTTTCTGCATCATCTCCATTTTTTTATCTCTCAATGCGAGTTGCGTATCCATTTGTTTGTCTTTTAATGCGATCTGCTTGTCCTTTTCATTCAACAATCGTGCAAGTTCTTGGAAATCTTCATCCTTATTTTTCTTACAGGTATATTTAATGTGTTTACACAAAGACGAATGATGCTTGAAGTTCTTGTCGCAATATTTACATTCGTAAGTTTTGATATCTTCTGGTAAATTTGGGCTAATTTGGGCTAATTTTGGGCTAATTTTGGCTAATTTTTGGCTAATTTCGGCTAATTTTGGGCTAATTTTGGCTAATTTTTGATGCTTTTTTGTCTTCAAATGTCTATCAAAATTTCCTTTCACTTTCGCATCATAATCGCAGTGACTACAATAATATTTACTCATATATGAAATAGTGAATATTATTTTTAAATGATTTTTGTTCCTTTTTTGTTCCTTTTGGAACAAATTTGTTCCTTTTTGTTCCTTTTTTTGTTCCAAAAGGAACAAATTTGTTCCTTTTTTATTTTTCACAAAAAAATGTTATTTATATGGTAATGTTATTCATATGAAGAAACATAAGATTTGTTACCATAAATAAAAAAGGAACAAAAAAATTAGCCGTAAAAACAGAAAATATTTTTTTTGGAGGGGGGGGGGGGAGAAGGAAAACAAAATTCTAAAAAATAAAAAAAGAATAAAAAATGAAAAAGTGAAAATTCATATGTTGAATAAAATTGAATCCAACCTAATTTAAATTAAAAGAGTAAACATATAAAGTGTTATGACCGAACTTGCAAAACAGTTTCAATCTAATTTGGATAACATTTTTGGAGAAAAGCGTGTAAAGGTCCGCATTATTCATGACGACAAAGATATTTGTATTAATTCCGGTGAGAGAGAAATTTTGTATGCGATTCAAGAACAACAACAGTCAATGTATAATTTGCATTGGTCTTTTTCGGAAAGATTTCTCACAAAAGCATTGACAATATCATTCAATGAAAATCCTGTTCCACACTTTCAAGGAATTTCGAACATTTACAAAAAGTATTTCAGTGAAAGAATTCAACTTATTATTGACAAATGTGATAAAATGGTTATGGAACATAACAAGCGGATTTCTGAATATCAAACAGTAAAAACATTGTATCAATCGGTAATAAGCAAAGAAAGTGTAGACTTTAAAAAATATCAAAAAATTAGAGAAATGTTCGAAAGTATTCGTTATTTACAACAATGTTAATGAAATAATATTTATTTAAAGACAAACAAAAGAGACTATCAATATGGATAAAAGTAATTTAGAAAATAAGTTCAATATGTCGTGTATGCTTGTCAAGACGTTAGTGAAACCACCAAGTGACAAGGACCTTTTATATTTATATGGAATGTACAAACAGGCAACTATTGGAAACTGCAATGTAGAAGAGCCATCCAGATTCAGCGTAAAGTCGCACGCCAAGTGGGAAGCCTGGAATATGAACAAAGATATTGAAAAATCGGTTGCAATGGCATTTTACATTGGAAAAGTAGATGAAATATTTGCGACTTTATCAAAATAAACCAACACACAACAAAACTCAAACATACATGGATTTATTAGACACAATGCTCTTTTGAAGTTTGCGCTGGATATTATTTATTTTTTCTAGGAAAGAATAATTATTATCATTTTCACCAAACACAATCAATTCATTACACATATTAACCAACTTCATACAACATTTGATGAAGTCGCCTGTAAAAATGTCCAGTTCACTTGTGAGTTGATGAAAGAAAAAGCGAGTATCATCAATCGTTTCAATATTGTTGAACCATTTCTCGATGTAATCAATCAAATCATATTGAATATTGAATTTTGTTGTAATGTACAATTCCGATGGAAGTTCCTTGTCTTTGTAATAGTTCAGTCGTTCTTCAATAAAAGCAAACTCTTTTTTCATAGTGTTCGGATAATGTGTTTTATAATCATCTTTAACTTTTAATTCATAAAACGCGGATAATAAGCAAACGATTTGTGTTTCGCTGTATTTCTCAAATTTATCACAATGATCATATAGATCGCAGAACACTAAACATGGCAGTTCATGAATGTATGATGCATTCAATCCCATCGGCGTCGCTTCCATACTTTCATTTACAAACCCATTCATTTTTAAAATATCAAAGAGCACATTGATTTGCGTTTCAACGTATGTAGACGCGTAGTTGAGTATATTTTCTTCTTTTTTTAATCGTTCCACGATGTCTTTATAATTTTCATATGAACTATATTTGGAAAAGTCGTCGGTTGATTCAATGGTTTGAATTTCCTTTTTGATCTTCTTTTTCTCTTTGTTACTTACAAGTGTATATTTATCTTTCAGGCGATCATAAGTTTGGAAATAGCCAATAGTGTTTGCATCAAGTAAAGTATCAAACTGGGAAATTTTTTCACGAAAGGAAATGATCTCCTTTTGCGAAATGTGAATCTGATTCACAATGTCTGTATTCATGAGAGATTTTTGAATCATTTCTACAAAATCGCGTTTGTTTAGATTCTCAAGATAATTCAAAATCAAATTGTAGGTAATGCGAAACTTTGAACTCAATACTTTTGGTTTATTGTGAAACAGAGAGTAATATTCTGATTCACCCAGTGGCTGATAATTATTAGTCAGCAAAATGACGTGTCCGATTTTGTCAATATTGCGGCGCCCAGCCCGACCTGCCATCTGAATGAACTCGTGGCTTTGAAGAAGTCGCATTTGATTGCCATCATGTTTGAAAAGTGAATTAAAAATCACAGTTCTTGTCGGCATGTTTAAACCGATCGCAAAGGTTTCAGTCGCAATCAGAGCCTTGATATATTTTTGCTCATACATCATCTCAATAATCTCTCTGAAAACTGGCAACATTCCAGCATGATGAATGCCAATGCCTTTTTCTAACAGTTCAATATAAAATTCGCATTCAGGTAAATTTACATATTCTTTCCAGTTTTCCAGTTTCTGAACAAGCATCTTTGTGAAAATTGGACGGATCATGTAATCTTTCTCATCCGGTAGAAATAAATCCACAAAAATCTGTTTTGATATGTTTTCAACTTGCTTTCTTGAAAATACAAATAGTAAACAAGGAAACATATCATTGTGTTTCAAGTGTTCTAGACATTCATTGATGACAAATTTGTCATGAACCCTGAATTTGTCTTTTGTAAGTTCAGTGGTACATTTTTTGGTAAGTGACAAATGATTGTAGTGATAATTACTTCCTTGCTTAATCATATTCAGTTTTGAGTCTGTCTTTTTGATAAACATTTCCTTCTTTTTTTTGTCTTTGATATTCTTGATATATTTGTCGGGCAATGCAAAAAATTCATAAAATACAAGAGGAACAACACGTTTGTCACTACTACAAATTGTCACTTCTTTGTTTGTAATCGTAGAAATCCAATTTGCAAAGTGTTCTTTTTTTCCAATGGTGGCAGACAGCATTACGAAAGGCACATGATCCGGAAGTAAAATAATGGTCTGTTCCCATACTGTTCCACGATCAGCATCATCAATATAGTGAACTTCATCAAACACAACACTACCCAATTCATTTTCCAAGTCAATGTTGAAATCCAAATACAATCCCTTATTTTTGGTCTTGAAACAATGATTCTGAAGAATTTCAGTAGTCACAATCAATAAATCGGCGGTTGGATTGTGTTTAATATCGCCGGTTAAAATGCCAACTTCTATATCAGGAAATTTCGCGGAAAATTCTTTATATTTTTGATTACTTAATGCCTTGATTGGAGAAGTATAAATTACCTTTTTTCCCTTGACTTTTATATTGTAGTATATAGAAAACTCGGCAGGTAATGTTTTGCCCGAGCCCGTATGTGCCGTTACCAAAACATGTTTGTCTTGAACAATCGATAAACATGCTTTAGTTTGAAAATCACTAAACTCAAAATTGTTATTTGTATAAGTCTTGAAGTGTTGGATATCATCCATGTTTTATACAATGTATATAGGTTTAAAGCTTTATGTATTTTTAATATGTATACACTTCAAGTTGTCTTTTATTTGCCATGCTCATTCAAAATAAATATGAACTAATCGAACAAATAGGCAGCGGTTCATTTTCAAATGTATACAAGGCAAAGCACCATTTAAAAGACACTTTTGTCGCCATCAAATTTGATCATGATGAAAACTCTAAAATATTGATTCAAAATGAAATTAATGTCTATTTGTCTTTATTGAAAAAAGACTCTTCTAATTTCGTCAACATAAAGTCATTTGGGATTATAGATAAACGCAATTACATTATTATGGATTATATTTCGTGCAATTTAGAAAAATATGTTTCCAATCTCAAAGAAAGTGACTCACCAACAACACCTGAAAGCATTTTCAAACAACTCGTATGGGTGGTACAAAAATTACACGATTGTGGATATGTTCATCGCGATTTAAAACCCGACAATATTTTAGTGAGAAACAAAGAAATTTGTTTGATTGATTTAGGATTTTCTACCAAGATAAGTGACAAATTTTACAACAAGAAGATTGGAAGTATCTTGTTTTCAAGTTATAATACTCATTTACCTAAGTATCAGTATCGTAAAAAAGATGATATTATATCTTGTTTTTACATTGTATGTCATTTGTTTTACACAAAGTCGTTGCCATGGAATAAATTAAATACTGATATGAAAGATATGGATAAAATATTGTATCACATGAAAAAATACACAGACTTTGGAAGCTATTATAAAGACAAAACTATTTCAATGATTCTTAAAGAAATACATTAAGATGTTTTTGAAATATTATATTTTACAGTCATTTGGATTGAAAATGAAAAATCCATGCCATTCAAATTGACAGTGCGCCCAAACTCGTCGATGACTCTGACATGAAGCCTGTCAATATTAACCGGTCCAAAAAAGTATCGTGGTTCGCCGTAAACTGTAAAGTCATTCTGCGACTGAACACTGAATGCTCCGGCTTTCAAAGAAATTCTTCCCAGAATATTGTCATTCAGCAAACTGGTTTCTCTATTTGAGAAAAAGTTTACATTTGATGAAGTATTGAAATCATCCACCAGCAAATAAACATATCTTGGACCAATTACGTCCAGTTGTCCTTCCCCTGTATACGAAGTAGATCCGGTGTATAGGGTGTCTCGGAAACCAAGCATCCATCCCATTCTCTCCCTATGATCTATTGACGTATTCGAATCATAATATTTGGTTATTTTGGCATCATCCGCGTCTATAATATGTGAAACATTGTAGTTATATTCTCCGTCTGCAATTCTGGAAGCTCGAAAATTTAGTTCGAGTTCTGTGATGACGATGGAATTTGTAGTATCTCCGCTGTACTGAAAACTCAACTTACCAGTTCCATCGCCAACTCCACCATCATTATCAAAATCCAAATCATGATTAATGGTCAGAGGTAGACCCTCAGTATCTATCACTGTCTGCATTTCAGTGATCAAAGTGTCTTGATAGTAATTTCCAGGCGTAATATAAAAATAAATATACTTTGTTTCGCTGTAAGTATTGTCTGTGCTGTAAGTAAAGGTATATTTTAACCACAAGTAATTGTTTTCAAATTCTTCCTGAAACGGATAGAATGTAGCCGGAAATTCTACATCTGACAAACGTAACTCGGTTACATTATTAATAATGTAAGGCAGATTAATATCAAAATCCGTAGATGTTGAATTCAAATAGTTTGAACGAAAGCGCGTATCAACGGTCAATAATTTGGTGACTGTATCGCGAGTTACGTTAATATTGTTTTGAATAATTTTCATATTTTGACTATTTTTAACTATTTCATCGCGTTCCGTATAGATTTCTAAAAGTTTTTGAGCCTCTGTTACGTTCTCACTATCTTCATTTTTTCCAAACAACGATTTTTGTATCTCTTTGAAAAAATCAATAAGTTCATAATTTTTCAAACCTTCAAATATTTGAATGTAATTCTCAATTTTTTCATTTGTTTCATCCTTGAATGATTGATAATTTTCATACTTGTCAAGTTTGATTTCTAACATGTTGAGAATATCATCCAGAGAATAGTCGTTCAAATTCGTGTTGATTTTATTGAAAAAGAATGCTCTTGTATCTAATGGTGTTTGACTATCTATTTCTTTCTTTCGTTCGGTTATCTTTTCTTGGTATTCCTGATTTTCAGTCTGTTCCATAATATATTTTATGAATATTCTATTTAAATAATTTAGAATATTAGTTATGTATGTCTAATTTTTCACAAATTGATCATTGTTTTGACAATATCAAAAAGAGTCTTTCAAATGAAAAGACCAAAGAAGAGTTCTTGTCGTATCTTGTAAAATATTACGAAAAACTTGAACTTTCGAATAAGACCAAAATGACCGAAAAAGAGATTTTAAAATGTTTTGAACGAAATCATAGCATCTTTTACAACAAGACAAGTCAGCTCTATTACAACTACATAGGTGATAATTTTATATCTATGAATGAAGACAATCTTTTGTTTTTAGTATTAGAATTTATAAGTCACAATATACCCATCATTGATGTCAATCAAAAAAATAGTTTTAAAAATAAGATTATCAAACAAATAAAAGAGAATAACATTTATGAATCGATTCCCGATTCTAATACCATCCAAACGACTCTTTCTTTGTTAAATGAAACATTTTTCCATAAGAAAGCTTACAGTAAATGTTTTCTTATCACTATTGGGAGAATTATTTTGCAGAAAAAAATGGATAATGATTTTTTAATATTTACACGCGTAAACATGAAAGGGTTTTTGAGCGAGTTGAATAAAAACATTTCCATTTATTTCTGCAATACAAATTTGTTCAACTTTTTCAAATTCAAGTTTACACAAGACCATCATTCCACAAGTGCGAAAAAATATGTGATTCCATGTTCAAAGATCAACAGTAGCAACATTAAGATCAATGAACAAGAGTACATAAATATGATAATCGTATCCATTTATTACTATAACCGATATAATACTATTGATAACTATTTAGAATCTGAAAACGTCATGCATGAAGTGAGAGAAAATATACACTATCTTGACATTGACAAAGACAAAATAATAAAGCAGTTTACAGAAGAGCATATTATTCAAGAAGAAAAACAGTACATTCAGCAAAA